AGAGTTTATTTAACAAATTTTTAACAAACAAAACTTTTTTCTGGATATTTATTAATAAACAAAAGAAAATATGAGCTACAACGAAAAAGAACGAGAAAAATGCGCTAGAGTAGAACAAGAATCAATTAAATGGTTTTTAAATTCAAAAAAAGAAAATGGGCAAAATATAGTATGTAGTCAGTCTCCGAGTATATACAGTAGTTTTGATAACTTTCTGAACTCTGGCTCAACAGAATATATAATCGAAGTTAAAGTAAGGTTAGACTACACGGGTAGTCAAATAGACGGTTATGGTGGGGCCTTTTTTGAGTACAATAAATTAGCTGGCATGATTAATTACAAGGAAGAACACGGACATAATCATCCTATTCTGTATTTCAACTTCTTTAAAGATGAGTTAAGAATTTATGCAATCAAAGATGACCCGACAGAATATACTTGGTATCAAAAGAGGCTTCCAAAAGATAGTTATGATAAGTTTCTAATTTGGAAATGGGTAACGGACCTACAGAAAAAAGATTTAATTGAAATAATTAAATATAAATAATTACGGCTTTTTGTTTTTTTACACTATTTATAATAAAGAAACAAACAACAACACAATGGATAAAGAAGAAATTATACAAAAACTAAAAGAGATTAACTCAAAGCTTGAAGTGGTTACAACAAACCTACAAACATCACTTCAATTATTAATAAAAGAAAACGAAAAAAATGCTAAAAAACAGTAATGGAAAGAGATGCATCAATGAAAAAACTAATTGACAACTGGAAGAAGTCTGTTGAATACGCAGAGTTTCAATTTAAGTTAATTGAAAAAAGAAAGCAAGCAATGCAAATAAACGAAAAGATAATGAATGAGGATGTTAGAATAAATGAAAAAGAGCTTGTAGATATGCTAAATGTCTTGATTGATGTTTACGCTTCTCCACTATCAGAAGATGAGATTACTGATGATATGCTTCAATCCATCGGAACCAGAGAAGAGATAATCTTGGACCACGAGACTAAAATGTCTGTGTGGTACAGTTATCTTTATATGCACATAAAGGAAGAAAAATACGAAATAGCCTCATTGATAAAGAAGGTTATTGTGCTGGAGAAGAAAGAATTCTTCGATATTATCAAAAGCTTCAGATTTGACCTTTATTCCGATGAGGAGTTTGTAGATACGATTCAACAGACATATATTACATATGCGACTTTGTTAAACAAAAAATTAGGATTCGATGATTGATTTTACACAAGAAGAGATTGCAATTATCGAAGCAAACGTAAACAGCATATCAAAATCAACAATGATTGCCATTTACGCAATTTACGATACATATAATGGCACTTCCAATGTTGGATGTTGGTGCGGTGCCTCAGCAAGAAAGGCAAAGCATAAAACCTTCTATGCCTGGTACAATGAAAACAAGATTATAGATGACGAGCAAACAACAAATTGATAGATATTTCTCGACCAACTATCAAAAATTATGCAATGCAACAGTAAAGATAGGGAAGAACTCAAAGAATATAAACTTTGAACCTGGAGAACTGGTCTCGCTTACATACGAACATCTCCTGCTGAAGAGAAAGAAGATGGAGCATGAGCAAATAGAAAGCTACTGCATAAGATATATAACAAATCAACTCAAGTGGAATAACTCAGAGCTCTCAAAGCTCTCAATGGAGAACCACAAGAATACACTGGTAGAAGTTATATTTGATACAGAGGACTCAGATGAAGATTTTGAATATAAGATAAGAATGGAGAAGGACTATAACGAAAAAAAGAGCTGTCTCTATGATTTTTTAAAAACACTTTCATCTGAGGAGAAGATTTTCTATAATGCTATGTATGAAGGAGGTAGAAAAGTTACGATAAATGAGCTGAGAGAGAAATTTAATATAAATAGGAACTACATAACCAAGTTCAGAAGAGAATTACAAAGGAAACAACAAGAATTTATAAACGAAAACTATAAAAAATGAAAGTAAGCAGAATAAAAAAAGACTACAAAGGTCTTATAATCACAAGAAACCATATGTTGGTTGGAAATGTTACATTCGATGCAGCAAAAGTTCAGCCAGAACAATATGATAACTTCAAGAAAATTGGATTTGAAGATGTGTTTGAGGAAGTTGAAGTATGTGATGTATGCAAAACAGAAGATTGCACCTGCAAGAAATCAGAATCAAACAGCTCACCAAAGCAGAACTCTCTTGAACAGGCTGAAGAGCAAGTAAAAGAATACTCGAAGAAGAGAACAAAAAAGAAATATTAAATGTCAAAATTAACCGCAAAACAGCTCCGATTTGTTGAGGAGTATCTTATTGATTCAAACGCAACTGCTACAGCTGTTCGTGCTGGTTATTCTAAAAAAACAGCATATAGCCAAGGACAAAGGTTGTTGAAGAATGTTGTAATTTCCGCAGAAATCAACAAAAGAAAAGCAGTTGTTTCCAAAAAAAAAGGTATTGAGTTTGAAAATAAGATTGAACAACAGTCAAGAATTACAGATATATATGATGAACTTTTAATCCTGGCAGCAAAAGATAAATTAACTTCTGTTGAGCAGGCTAAATATACACGTCTTCAATTCGTAATCAAAGCTGCAGATTCAACAAGAGCCTTTCAAGAGCTTTCCAAGCACCTTGGATGGTCTGAGCAGGATAATGATAAGGATGTTGACACTTCTTTCACAATAAAAATTGTAGGCAATAATGGAAATACAAGCAACTAAAGTTTTCTCTAACAACTGGGAGCTTATAAATGACTTTTCCATCACTGATTTTCGAGGCACATACAAAGAATGCATCAAATATGCAGATGATAATGTCTTGCCAAAAGAACTAATCCTCCCTGGCTATCGCTGGATTGTAAATCAAGGTTCTTCAAGGTCATCAAAAACATATTCGATATGCCAAGCTTTAATCCTTTGGGCAATAGATAACCCCAATATGGTCATAAGTGTCGTTAGAAAGACTCTGAGTGCATTAAAAACGTCTGCAATGAAGGACTTCTTTGAGGTATTAAAGTCTATGGGCTTATACAAACGTGCAAATCATAACAAAACTTCCAATACTTACAATTTTGACAATGGTACAGAGATTGAATTCTTTGGTGCAGATGATGAGCAGAAGCTTCGTGGTCGCAAGAGACATATTTGTTGGCTGAATGAGGCCAATGAGATGTGGGAAGATGATGTTCTTCAATTGAATCTTCGTACAACTCTATTCTTTCTTTTGGATTACAACCCTTCAGAGAGAGCAAGCTGGATATATGACCTATCTCCAACTGAATCCAAGATAATAAAGAGCACATTCAAGATGAATCCATTCTTAACGCAGGCTCAAATCAATGAGATTGAAGGTTTGAAGGATAAAGATGAAGCCTTATACACCATCTTTGCACTTGGCGAGCGAGCAATCACCAGAGAGAACATCTTCTCCAACTGGACATTTGTACCTTCAAAGCCTTCAAAGTTCACACAATACATCTATGCGATTGATTACGGGTTCACTCACCCAACTGCTTTGGTAAAGATATGGTATTATGAGGATGAGATATTCGTTGAGGATATAATCTACGAGCCTGGAATGACATCATCTGATATTGTTTCTAAATTTAGAGAGCTTGGAATTACACATCGTGATATAATTATTGCAGAAGTTGCAAGGCCAGAGATAAATGCAGAGCTTAGACGTGAAAATTTTAACATTATTGATGCTGATAAGAATGTAAAGGGTGGAATCAACGATGTGCAGAGGACAAAGGTACATACTTCAAGCAAGAATATCTGGAAGGAGTATGAGAATTACTCTTGGAGAAAGGTCAGAGGACAGCTCACAGAGGAGCCAGTTAAGATATTAGATGATGCGATAGATGGAATTAGATATGGGACCAGATATATCGTTAAGTTCTTCAGAGGAAACACCAAGACTTTTACCTTCCATTAAAAACAGCTTCTTACAAATGGTTTTAAGAAGCAAAAACAGCTTCTTACAAATGGTTTTAAGAAGCAAAAACAGTAAGAGAAACAGAGGTGCATACCAATAAATAAAAATCATTAAACAATGTCTGTAACAAATAAAAGCACAGCTTTAAGCAATTTCAATCCAGTGTATAACCCATTGGTGTATATGTTCAACTCAAACAATAAGAATAAACCTGGTTTTCGTTATGTTGTGGATATATATTCTGGAGCAACTTCAACAAAGATTTATGAAGGCAGAGTTGTGCCACGTCCAACAGATGGATATGGTTACATTGATGTCTCAAAGATTGTTTCTGACTATGTTACATATGATGTGGACCTAACTGGAACCACAAACATTCACGCTGATGATTCTTATTTTGGATATACTGTTAAAATTGGTGAAGAATTTCAAGAAGCTTGGGAATTTGCTGATACAACATCTATATCTGGTTCAGTAACTCTTTTAAGTGGAGCCGCATCAAATACGTTTGTTGCTGGAGACCAAGTTATCATCAACCTTGATACACCATCTTACTTCCCTGGACTTGAAGGATTGCAAACAGTTTACACTGCAGTGACTTCAAACTCATTCATCGTTAATATAGGATTTGTATCATCTCCAGTTAATCCAGGAACTGCTTCATACGCTGATGGAAGGAAATCAATATACAGAGATTTGCTGACATACTCATCTCAGGTGGCTTTTAATGCAGCATTCTCATCTTCTGATTGGATTTCATATGATAAAGCCAATTACCAATTGAATGGAGCTTCAACAACAAAAGAATTTTTAACAAACATACCAGATAATTTCTATTGTTCTCTTACGCAGGACCTATTTGTCAATGCAGCATACCCTTCAAGTTCTGATGCTATACAGATTAAGTTCCAGAATGATGGTGGAGATTTGTTTTATAAAACAGCTGGTGCTATTGAGGATATCATGCAGTATGCAGTTGGTCCAAACAACTATGGAACACTTACGGCATTGGCCACAGGTACGACCTTGATAGAATCTACTACAACTTACTATGATTTTTGGGTTAAAAATGATAGTAATCAGCAAATCTCAGAGAAGATTAGAGTATGGCTTGACAGAAAATGTGGCATTGAGGATTATGAGATTCTTTTCCTTGATAGGAAAGGTTCGTTTGCATCGTTTTCTTTTCCACTAAGAGCTGAAACAAAACAAAAAGGCAAGAGAACCTCCTTCAATCAACAAATAGGGTATTTATCTGGAGGAAAATGGACGTACTCAAACTCTGATAATGGAATGGTAACATCTGATTTAAGCGTTTCTGAGGAGCTTACTCTTAGAACTGGATACATTACACCAGAGATGGCTATATACTTCTCAGAACTCATCTTTAGCCCTGTGACATACGTTAAGATTGATGGGACATATTACAGCTGTGAGGTTAAAACTAACAATTATAACCCACAGTCTCCAAGATTAAGGAAATTAAACAAGCAAGAGGTAACAATTACTTTGAGCAACCAAAACAATGTGAACATTTAATGGAAAATATTGTACAAATACAGTTGATTGATACAAATAAGGGCTACCTTAATCTTGCGGATGAAACAAACTTCCCGTTGAACTTTGGTATTTCTGATGTTAGGGACCTTACCAAGCGCAAAGGAACCACTTCAAAAACGATTAAGCTTGCTGGTGATAAGAATAATAACAAATTGTTGAACAACTACTTTGATGTTAATGTTATTGCTGGAACCTTTAATATAAATACACTTCAGAAATGTGCTGTAATTGAGAATGGAATTACAATTCTTGATGATGTCTATCTTCAACTTACCAGAGTAATAAAGGAGCAGCCAAATGGACAGCATGACCAGCTTGTATCTTACGAGTGTTTAATCAAGGATTCAACATCTGACTTCTTTACAGTGATTGGTAACAATGAGCTTACAGACCTTGAGATGCAGTCTCTTGAAAACTACCATATCTATAATTCTGATAATGTTGTAGCATCTTGGGCCCACACTTGGAAGGATGAATACAAATATGTAATGCCAATTAACACTATTGACAACATATATAACCTTGAAGAGTGGCTTCCTGGTATTTATGCCAAGCAATATTGGAATAAGATATTTGAATCTGCAGGATATAGATATGAATGGGAGGCTCACACAGGCATAACTCAACAGTTCGACAAGTTAATCATCCCATTCAATGGTGACCAAGCTAAGTTGACGGAGGAAGCGTACGATGACATTGCTGTTGTTGCACAATCATCTGCTGTTACAACCTATGATATGGGTTATTCTAATTCACAGAACTTATTTTCTGATGAACTCTTTGTTGTTGATGAGGAGATTTATGACCCACAAGGTTTTTATACACCATCGACAAGTACATATGAAAATTCATTCTTCCTTCAAGGTTCAAATACACTTAGATTTGAGGTTGAGATTGACTATGATATTATTGTCAATAACGATACTGGTGGTGATGTTAATTTATTAACAAATCTTGCTGGTTGGAAGCTTGTTACAATTGGACTTAATAACGGTGTTCCTGTTCCTGGAGCGCTTGTAGAACCAACAACTTCATATACTACTTTGGCCAATGGTACATTAATTCCACCTGGTGACTATGTTGTTGGCAACAATAACGTTACATACAACCTTGATTTTCCAAATCAAAACATTGGCACAAACAACTCAATTGGATTTACTTTAAGAAGACAAATATTAGTTTTATATACTGGAAACATCGTCCTTCCAATGAAGCTTAGAATTAACTCTATAAAGTATAAAATCATTCCAAATGTTCAGACAATGGCTTTCTCATTTCCTGTGTTCTTGAATGCATTTGTACCAAAGAAGGTTAAACAATCAGATTTCATCAAAGCATTCGTAACGCTTTACAATTTATACATTGAGGTTGACCCATATGATTCAAATAATCTGATTATTAAGTCAAGAGATGAATACTATGACGATGGTAAAACAGAAAACTGGACCAAGCTATTGAATAAAGATATGGCACAGGAACTTCAATTCTTGCCAGAGCTTAATAAGAAGAAGCTTAAGTTAACTTATAAGGATGATGACAAGGATGAGGCGTTAAAAGCTTACACTCAAGTAACAGAGGATGTGTATGGTGAGGTTGAATTCACATTTGACAACGAATATATAAAAGATGAAGAGAAGAAGGAGATTATATTCTCTCCAACAATCATAACTGATACTTTATTTGGCGCAGTTACACCTTCAATTGCTGGTGTTTCCCCAAAGAATAATATCAGATTGTTGTACGATGCTGGAATGTTCAACTGTAGCAATTGGTATATCTATGACTATGGTACAACTGGAACATCAGGGATGACTGAGTACCCTCTATTCTCACATATGGATGACCCATACAACCCAGAATTCGATATTAACTTCGGACAGTGTGGATATTATGGTGTTAATGGACTTCAATTAACGAACAACAATATGTACAACCTTCACTGGAGGCGTACATTGAATCAAATGAACACATCCAAGATGATGACAGCCTTCTTCGACTTGAAGGCATCTGACATCCAGAAGATGAAGCTATCTGATAAGATTAGAATTGACAACTCTTGGTGGAACATTAACAACATTCAAGATTATAACCCAACCAAACCAGGGCCAACCAAGGTTGAGCTTCTATCAATTGATGATGAGCTTAAAATGGTTCCTTTTAAAGTTTGGAGACCGCCAATTGGGCCAGTTGGACCTATCGTTGGGCCAGCTCGACCTCCAATTGGGCCAGTTGGACCTATTGTTGGGCCAGCTCGACCTGCTATTGGTGGCTGGACCTATATTGATTGGACTTTAATTAATATAACAAAGAAGAGAAATTCTTATACCAATGTAAACCTTGGAACAATGTCTACTCTTGATGGGCGTTATAATGTCGTTGGCCCTAATGCAAAAAGTGGTATTGTTGTTGGTGATAGAAACACTGTATTGGAGAAAGCATTCGTCTTTGGTAATGATAATGTTGTTGATGACAACAGAGAAAATGTATTCATATTTGGAGATGACATAACAGCTTCAATTGATAACTCGGTTGTTGTTAAAAATCTTGTAATCTCAGGGAATACATATGGAAGTCCTTACGATTTCAATGCTGTAATCGGTGATGAGACAACAGCGATTACAACAGGGACTGCAAAGCTATCATTTAGAATGCCAAGGGATATGCAATTAGAGAAATTAAAAGTATCATTGACCACAACAGGTTCAACAACTACGAGAATTGATGTTAATCTTAACGGAACCACTTTACTTTCGTCTCCGATTTCATTAGCTTCTGGTGTGTTTGTTAACTCAACAACTTCAATTGCTACTTCTAATATAGCAGAAGATGATTTGATTACAGTTGATATTGATGCAGCAGGCGCTGAAGCCAAAGGGTGCAAAGTGTATCTTATTGGTAAAACAAGATTATAAAAATAAAGATTCGCTAAGCTGGTTAGAAAACAACTCCTCAAAATGTTTTTGAGAAGCAAAAAACAGTATAGATAAAACACAATGGCTGATAAAGTAATAGACATAGCAATTAATGTAAATGCTCCTTCGCTTAAGCAAATGAGAGCAAATCTTGCCGAACTTGAAAAGGATGTAGCAGATGCCACCAATACGCAGGTAATAAAGAAGTTTGACAAAGAAATTAAAAATCTTAATAAATCTATTAAGGAAGTTGTTGAAACTGGGGCAGACCTTGGAGCTACATTTGATGAAGTTTATGGAGAACTTCTGCCATTATCTACACAGATTTCTGAAGCTGAAGACAGAATGTACGAACTCGCAAAAGCGGGAAAGGTTAACACAGAGGAATTCAAGTCTCTTGCTACACAGACTGCAAAGAATAAGCAAATCATTATTGAAACTGACCAAAAAATTGACGATATGGCCAACAATCGTGGGCTTGCTACCTTTGGTACACAGATTGGTAGCATCGGTGCATCACTTTTAACGCTTGATTTCTCAAGAGCAAACAACCAAGCCAAGCAATTGGCTATGAGTGCAAAGAATATTAACTTTGAAGACGCAATTGGACAGGTTAAAAACCTTGGAAGTACGTTCCTTCAACTTGGAAAGGCACTTTTAGCAAATCCTATGTTCTTAATTGTTGCTGCCATCATAGCAATTGGTGCTGCAATTATTAAATTGCTTGATAAACTTGGTATCCTTAAAGTTATAATGAACGCAGTCGGAAAAGTATTTGAATTTGTTGGAGATTTGATTGATGCGATTATTCAACCTATAAAAGACCTTACAGATTGGTATGGATGGACTGCGAATGCTGCAGAAGATTCTGCACAAAGGCAAGCTGATGCAGCTGAAAAGTCTGCTGTTGCAAATGAAAAAAAAACAGATTCGTATGTAATTGGAATTGATGGTGAAATTGCCAGAGCAAAGATTCAAGGAAAGAACACAGAGGACCTTGAGCGCAAGAAAGTTTATCTTTTAAGATATACAGCCAAAGTAAGAAAAGAAGCTGACAAAGCTGCTCTTAAAGCGGCTATAATAAAAGGAGAGCTTGATGCCGAAGAGATTGCTGCGCTTAAAGAAAAAGCAATAGTTTCAACGCTTGCATACAAATCTGCAAAGGAAGATGCTAAAACGTTTGAAGTTCAAATTGCTCAGGATAAAAAAGATACAAAAGCTGCAAGTGATGCTGATACGCTAGCTACAACAGATGCAACCAACAAAGAACTTGCTGATAAAGGCAAGGCTGCTAGGGAGGCAAGAGAGAAACAACTTAAAGATGAGGCAAAGTTCAGAGCTGATATGGCAAAGAATATAAAAGATATTCAACTTTCGCTTATTGAAGATGAGACTGAAAGAGAATTGGCAATCAATGCTGAGAAGTTCAAGAGATTGAGAGAAGATGCTGCTGCAAACAAGATGTTTACAGAACAAGAACTCGCTACTTTAACTGACCTTTATAATCAACAAGAATTAAAAGCTTCATCAAAATTAATTGATGATAAGAATAAATTAGAGCGTGAAAAAGATATTGAGTTTGAAGATGCTCAGTTTGCACTTCATCAACAATTAACTAATACAAGAAAGGAGCAAGAGATTGCCGACCTTGTAGCTTCATATGAAGAGAAGTTCTTGCTTGCTGCAGATAATGCAGAGCTTGAATTGCTATTGATGGAAGAACAAAAACTTAAGATAGCTGAGATTGAAGACAAATTCAGGCAAGAAGCTTTAGATAAAGATGATGAGGCTGAAAAGAAAAGAAAAGCGTTGCAACAATCTGAGTTCGATAGGAAAATTGGTATTGCTTCTGACTATGCAAATGCTGCAAACAATTTAACGCAAGGTGTATTTGCTATATCAAACGCTCTTGGAAAGCAAGATGAGAAATCTAAAGAGGCAAGAGCTAAACGTCAGTTCCAAGTACAGAAAGCATTGAACCTTTCACTTGCAGTCATTGATGGTGTGAAGGCTGTACAAGCTTCCTTAGCACAATCTCCAATTGCTGTCGGAACTGTTCCAAATCCAGCTGGTATTGCATCGCTTGCATTCGCTGTAAGTACTTCTGTTGCAAACATTGCTAAGATAGCATCTGCACAATATAAGGGTGGAGGTGGCGGTGGACCGTCTACTCCTTCTCCAACTGTGCCAACTGCATCTGAATCATCAAGTGCAACTCCATCATTTGACTTCTTTGGAAGCGGTGGTTCATCAGAAGTTGGACCCATTCAAAGCGTTGAAGCTGGTTCATCTCAGAATCAAGTACCAATTGTTGTATCTGTTGAAGAGATTACAAGCACACAAAATAGAGTTGCCAAGATTTCTGAATCTGGAACACTTTAATGAACTTAAAACAGCTTCTTACAAATGTTTTTGAGAAGCAAAAACAGCTTCTTACAAATGTTTTTGAGAAGCAAAAACAGTAAGAGAAACGGAGATGTATATTAATATGCATAAATAAATAAAAAACAATGGTTACATCATATAATTCCTTAATACAATTCATTGAGTCATTCGCTTCAAATCACTTGCAAGTGCAAAGATTTCAAGCTGAGTTCGAGGACCAGATGCCAAACTTCGCAACAAATGGAGAGGCTTTTCCTGTTTTGTTTATGGCTCCAGTCTCAACAGAGTTTGGTGAGTTTGCTGATAAGTATACAGTTAACTTTTACTGTTATGCTCCAATTCAAAAGGATAGAAGCGATGTAAACAACGTTCACTCTGATACGCAGCTTATATTAAATGACTTGAAGAAGTTCATCAAGAACTCTCCAAACACCTTATTCGGCATTGAGGCTGATGGAAGTTCAATTCCAATGAGAGAAATCACAATGGATTATGTTATTGGAAACACAATGACCGTGACAATTGACGTTGACACATATGGTATTTGTGATATTCCATTTGCAGATTTGCCATTGTATCCTGTTTCTGGATGTGATATTATCTATGCACAATATTTAACTTGTGAAACTGTTGTTGAATGTAATAATCTTGATGTTTTTATTCATGATATAGTTGCAACTGCATCTACAAGGGTTCAGCCTGGCACAAACATTAATACAGGAGGCACGGCTAACTTCCCAATTGTAAATTTAGATGCAGACATTGTTCTCACTTCAGTTAATGCAGCAAGCATTTCTGGTGACACACTATATTCAGGCTCAACAGATGTCTCAGATTTATTTGTTTCTTCATTAAGTGGAGTCACTGGTTACGGCACAATCAATAATATTCCTTTATGGGATGGCTCACAAAGTTTAACTGATTCTATAATAACTCAAAACGGGACCAGCGGTATTACTTTATCTGGTAATTTATCTGTTACAGATAATGACTTTATTTTGAATTATGGTGGCACCAACGCATCAGCAAGTGGTGGTGGTATAATCATTGAAGATGGCGTGTCTAATGGGAGTAATTCATCTTGGTTGATTGATACTGTCGGCAATTGGCATACGAACCAATCAGTTGGGGTAGGAGTCACCGCATCTACTGATAACGCACTAACAATTAGAGCTAAAACTAACAATTCTTTAAATAATTCTTTTACAATCAGAAATAGTGTAAACACTAATAATATTTTTAAAATTGATGACTTAGGTAATTTGTTTATAAATAACTCAAATTCTTTTAATGGTAGGTTTAATTGCGAGTTTAATGGCACAACTATTGGTCAATTATTTGCGACTAGTTCTACGCATATGGTATATGGAGGCGGCTTTAGTGTAAGGCACGTATTTAGGAACAATGGTAGTATAGATTATATAAATATTTATCCAGCAGCTGGCACATTTACTTCTAAACTTGTCCACGTTTACGAAAATATTAAACCATTCATGTTTTCTGGTGCTGGTTATAAGAAAATGCAACTAGGTGGCGCATCATCGACAGATGGCTTTGTTATAAGAAAT